GCTTGCATAAAGATACCTTCAATAAAGTGTTCTTTATTGCCAGTCTTTTCGTTCATTTCTGTTAGATACTTGACTTCTAACACTTCTTCTGAAATAAGTTTCATTTTAGGCACCTAGTCTTTTACGTTTCATAAGTGACAACTTTCGCCTTCTTAGGGCAATGGCCATCTTACTTCTTCTTTTTAATTTGGCGCGTTTTGCACCCAATCTTCTTTTACGTCTTTCAGCAACAGACATTCTTGTAAGTCTACCACTCCGAATTGTCATTCCAGATACATTAGAAACTTTCTTGCGACGTTGAACTTTACCGCCACGAATACGAATCCTGACAATATTGATACGGCCTTCGTCAAGTTCTTGTTCTTCTTCGCACATCTTAGCAGCAATCTGCTTCTTCATTTCATACATTTTTCTTTCAATGATGGAATTAAGTGTTTCTTCCAAAATATTTTTTGATACATCATATTTTTTGTCAATGATAGATTGTATGAAAGTATTCATTATGGTATCCTATTGAATGCATAAGGATCTGCTGTTTGACCAGCATCGTAATCTCTATTGTCTTTTTTCAAATCAATAATTATTGTTGCAACTGTGTTTGCATCAAATCCTTTTGTTGTAATAAGAATATCACCAGTTGCATTTGTCTCTGGATTAGATAATGTAGAACTATCAATAGTACCAGTAAAATTATAATCTGTAGTACCACTACTGCATGTTACAATATCTGAATTGGAATCTCCGTGCCATTTTAGTCTTATATGAGCACCGGGTGTAGATAAATTACATAAAATTCTTTTTACTGTAGTTCTATAGTTTGATTTTGGATGAACGCCACCAGTCATAATATAACCGTTAGCGTTTAGAGAAAATCCGAGCGATGATGCATCAACTAAGAGTGTATTTGCATCTTGAGTGCCATCGGAAATAATAACATACTTAAGCAATGATCTTTTTGTGCTGTCGATGATTTTTTGTTCTGTAATTAAGTTTGCCATTTCTTACTGCCTTACTGCAAATTCAACAATTTTCTTATAAGAATCTACACTCTCTTCGAGCATTGTTTCAATTTTTTTCTTATTATTTTCATTTACCGATTCATAAAGAGAAAGAATTTTTTCAGATACATTTTTATTTATTTCTTGTGTATTACCATCGGAAAATACCAAATATTTTTTCTCATCATTCTCGGAAAAGTATTTGATTATATTAAAATTTGTTTCTTCATTTACTGGCAAATCAGCTATGCCTATATCAGTAAATGGTACAGAAATTACTTTTTTTAGTGCATCTGAATAGTATAAAGCTACAGTTGCATCTGGAAATTGTCTTATTGATTTTCTTTTCAATACAAGAACAAAGGGTATTCTTTGTTTAACTACTTTTTTGTTTTCTTCATTAATCTGTAAATTTTGTTTTACTTTTGCATAAACGGATCTATTCTTAACTACTTGATCCATTAAACTATCAAGCAAATCTAAAAGAGCTGTTCTTTCTGTAGATGTAAGTCTTACATTATCTTTTGATAGAGCTCTTTTTAAAAGAGGCATCTTTTTAACGTCATATAAACCAGCACGAATCAAAGCAGTTAGCTTCTTGTTTTCGTCTTCTGGTTTCTCTAAGAGAGACTTATTATCTTCTCGGATTTGCTTTAAATATTTCATAATTAGTTTTTGCCCTTGATACCAAAATAATTAGAAGCAATTTCAATCTTTTTTTCTTCAAGTTTCTGAGAAACTTTATCAGCTAAAACTGTATTAACATTCATACGCATTTCATCTAACTTTTTATCGTGAATGTTATTAACAACTTCTTTAATTTTTTCTTTTTCCATAAAACTGATCTCCTTATGTATTTATAATTAAATAGGAACTAATTCACCATTTTCGACTTTATATACCACTTTTCCTTCTTTATCAGCATATCTTCCCCAACCAACATAAGATAGATTTAGTTCTTTAGCCAATTGTGCAGAACTGGAAGATAAAGGTGGTTCAACGTCATTACTAGATTCTGGTGTATTAGCAGCAGATTGTTGTTCTACAGGAGATAGTGACGTTTCTCCTTGAGGTGGATTGATCTGATTACCACTCTGATCTGTTGGTGTTACTTCATCACCATTTGGTTGATTTGTTGGAATAGAAGAAGCTTTTTCTTCTTCTATTTGTTTTGTCATCTCTTCGATTTCATCTTCTTTCATCTGTAACACATTCTCTTGTACCCATTTCATTGAATAGTATCTACCGACATATGGATCGATTGTACCAAGAATGTTTAGTCTATTTTGAAGAAGTTCTGTTTCTTTTAATTCAGTGAAATTGTTATCTTTTTGGAAATCAAACCAGATGTCTTCTTTAAATTCATTCCATTCATCTTCTGTGCAAATTTTCTTAAGCACAAGTTGGACTTTAAGAAACTCATCAAACATTGTTGCAAATTTGTTACGCAATCTATTAACAAATTTAGAAAACTTCAATTCATCTCTTGTGATTTCTGTTGTTCTACCTAGAGAAAAACCCTGCGTAGGTTCAAGTCTTGAAATAGGAACACCAAGTGACTTGTATAGTTTGTTTTGGAAATACTTTACGTCTTCCAATTCACCTAAATTCATACCACCTGGTAAAGTTGTGATTTCTGTGCCTTTACTGCCCTCTCTACGAGGAAGCCAGAAATCTTCAAGCATTGACATGTGTTTACGGTCATCACGGATTTCGCCAGTTGTTGAATCATATACCAATTTGTTACGATACTTAACCATAATGTCACGAAGATATTGTTCAGCCTTGATTGTTGGCATATTACCAACGTCAACATAGAAAACTCTACGTTCAGGTGCGCGGGAGAGACGATAGATAACTGTCGCATCTTCTACCATACGCAATTGATTTAACGGTTTAATGGCCTTATGTAAATATGAAAGAGTCATAGCTCTTTTTGAATCCATAAGACCTGAATTAACATTAACTACAGAATCGACGGCAATCTTGGTACCCAAATTTGAATGAGCTCCAATCATACCTCTTTCATTATAAAGATAGTATTCATTAATGGATTTTATAACTTCCATTCCTGTATTCGTATCTTTTGTCTTCTGTATTTCTCTAATCTTACGAATACGCCTAGGATCAATATATCTAAGTTCTTGAATACCTTGATTGATCTTTTTTTCATCGATAATAACATGATAGAATAATCTACCATCAATGTACCATCTACGGAAAATTTCATGACCCATATTACCAAAATTTAAAAGTTTCAATATATGTTCAAATTCATCTTTAATTTTTTTCTTAATAGATTCTGGTTGTTTCAATTCATCTAGATCAATTTCAACACCAGTGCCTTTATTATCATTTACAATGGCTTCGTTGATAATCTCATCAATTGCTGTTTCTAGTTCTGGTTGCATAGCCATTTCCCGATATCGAGTAATTAACTCGATCTCGTTTCTGACTACACCGTCAAGATCAACGTAAGTGCCATAATATGCACCAGATTGGATTGTTACCGCACCATCATCGTTTTGCGGAATAGCAAAACTTTTTAAATTTTCATCTTTCTGTTGATTCTTTTTTCGGCTAATCTCAAATCCAAAAAGTTGTACCATTAAAAAAACTTCTCCGAAAAAATATTGGAACTAGGGAGAAAAACTCTCCCTAGTTTATATAGTGACAATTCTATTAGAATGCTTGAGTTGCTCCAATAGGACCTGATGTTGTATTTTGAATTTCTGTAGGTGCAACGTCAGTAGTTTGACCAGACATCGTACCGTCACCACTAGTCGCTGAAGCTTCCCACCACTGGAATGCTAGAGTGACAGTAAATTCTTCAATTGAATCATTTGTACTCCAATCCATATCAATTGCAGAAACGTTTGTTGGCCAACAACCAACAAATTTATATAATTTTGATTTGTTACCAAATTTATTAAACTGTGATATAGTAGCATCACAAACGTATGAATCATTACCACCTGCAATTTTTCTAGCTTGAGGATTTCTTAGATTGCCAACATGTGAATTGATTGCATTTGACCATTTTTCAAAGAAATTTCTAATCAGAAAATCTTCATCGTTAATGACGGTAATTTGCCATTCAGGAAATGTTCTATTTCCAGCTAACTTGACTTCACGTCCCATATAATTTACAACAACTGTACCAAGATTAACTTCTGGCAATGATGCAGCTCGACATTTGAAAACAATTTCAGGATTAATTTCTATACCTAAACCTAAAAAATTTGCTGTTGACATATTTACTTCAAATAGATTGGGCCTAGCCCCATCTAGTTTCATGCTTGATCTAAAACTATCTACATTAAAAGCCATTTTAATTACTCCTTATCTTTTTATTTATTAGAATCTGCCAACAATTTCTTCAAATGCAACACCTGTGCGAACAGCAACGAAGTTAAGTTGAATGAAATTGATGCTTCTAGCGGGTTTAATATAGATATCGCCAACAAATTCATTGCGGTCGATAACTTCAGGAGTATTATTCGAACCATCACAAACAACGCGGAAATCAAATATACCACGACGACCTTTTACGTCTCTGAGATATGGTTCTACTAGAGAAACGAATGATGCTCTTGTGAACTCATCGTTAAACTCAAAGAGAGAATACTTAGCTGCACGAGCTATTGCCTTTTCAAGAATAATGAAAAGACGACGAACGTTAATTCTATCGAATGCTGATGGTTTTGCAAGGAGTGTTTTATCACCATATAATAGTGATCCTTGTCCACTAAAAGTTACAACAGGATTTACACCAACCTTGTAAAGTTCATCTCTATCTGTTTTATCTGGTGACCATGCAAGTCTAACTGCATTTTTAATAATACCACGATTAAAACCAGCTGGTGAGAACCATGGATCACGAAGTTCATCTGTTCTTGCACAAAGACCAGCAATATCTGCATTCAATGGTATCCAACGATATGTGTTGTTATACTTGTCGAATTGATATTTCCAACCTGAATCCATTACAGCATAAGATGAATTTTTATTTAAAGTGGTATTTCTATAAGTTTTAATATCATCCATTTCATCACCTAGATTGTCAACAACAGCTTCTCTTGGAGGTGAAAGGAAAACGACACAATCTTTACGGGATTCTGCAATTTCATCGATCACATGTTGACATACTGAAGTGTTGGCATCACCTGTGATAATTAGATCAGCATCAACTTCATCTGCATTCTTGAATAGATCGTAACCAGAAGTATATGCATTTGTTCCTGGTGTAGTCCATGCGCCATTTGAAAGAGAAATGTTTACAGTTTGCGTTGAAACAGTATTATTATAATTAATTCCTTCAGTTGCAGGAGTACCCCAAGTATTTCCTGTTAGATCGCCATTTACTTCTGGATGTGACAACCACCAGATATACTGTGATTTCGAATTTAGAACATCCTTATAATAAATGGATGTACCGTCATCAGACTTGGCATCAGATGCCTTTGAAACGCTTTGAAATCTTTCTAGAACTGTACCTCTTGTTCCTGACCAAACGCCGTTTGAATCAACAACAACGATGTGCATTTCGTCATTTGATGAACCTTTTGCAGCTGCCCATGCTGTTGTTGTTGCAACTCCATCAAAAAATCCTTTATATGCCCATGCATTAAAGGCTGTTGTATTGCTACTAGCGCTGAAAATTGCAACATTAAGACTATTACCCAAAGAAGATGGATATTTAGCAGCAAATGCACCATATGTATTTGCACCATTAGAATGATTGAGTAGATAATCTGTTTCATTTTGAATATAAAGATTGTTACCAGTTTCAGAAGCGTTTACGGATTGACCATCCTCAGCTGCGCGAACTATTTTAATATTGTTTGAATAAGATAAAAAGTTAGCAGCAGAGAAAAATGATACGAATGTGTGAGCATTTGGTTTGCCAAATACACGAACAAGTTCATTTTCGTTTGAAATTGTAACGATTTCACCAACTGGGCCCCATTGGAATGCACCAACGTATGCAGCTGAAGAAACTCCCAGTACTGGAATAACTGTTGTTAAGTCGATCTCGGAGACGTTAACGCCTGGAGAGAGTTGAAAAGCCATAGTTTTTCTCCTTTAATTGAAATAATATTGAAGATTCTTTCATATCAATATTTAGAATTTTCAAGATTTACAGTTTTGAACGCCAGTTATAATCGTCAAAAGGATAAAGTTTTGATCTATCATCAAACCACAAATCACCTCTACTATCCTTTTCATAGTCATCATCCAGTCCGTCGTCTATAATTCCAAAAGGTACTATATCCTGATCCATAATTTTTAATTGTTCTTCTTGTAAAATTCTACGAATATCTGTGTTTATACTTTCTTTGAAATATCTCTGGGCTGTCAACCAACCAAAATTTACCAGAGTCATAACC